CAAGAGCAATGACAAAGAATCAAAAGGATTACGTTGTAGCTTTAACGCCCGAAAAGCAAAAAATATTAAAAAAGGTAAAATGTCTGCCGCTTACTGGGCTGACAAAGTAAAATGGTAATTATGGAAAAAGGACACTTTGGCCAGTACACTGGCAATGCAAGACACTCACATACCCCGGTTACAAAACGTAACTATAGATCTTCAGTAGCAGACGATGCTGCGCATATTCATTATTTAAAAGAAGATATTAACTATGACGCTAAACACGGTCATAGTGACGAGAATATGACTGCAGACGAAAAACATATATCTAAGTTGGCGGGTGATATGAAGTATGATAAAAAACATCACGGATCACCAGCTAAACAAACAGATGAAAGAGAAGGTAAAGTTATAAAACCGTTTGTAGACCCAGGCGCTCCGGAGGGTTTTAGCAGCGATGCTAGTAGTAGTTACGATGAAGAAGCACCTTCTCGAGTATTTTTTGGAGCTCAAAAGCAAGCTCAAAATGCTTTAGATTTAGCATCAAGACAACTTGGTGGTGAAGAAGTTTTTAACAAAATGATTAGAGGGTTGGGTTCAACATCATTGACTGGTCCTCAAGCAGCTCAAATTATAACTGGGTATTCAGCCGGAGAAGAAGGTGAAGAAACTGTTGGTGGCGGAGGTAGAGTACGTTTTAACAGAGGTGCTGTTGAAAATAAGTTAGATGAACTTAAGAAATTAGCAGTAACAGATCCTGTGTCAGCGCGATCTTATATAAGCAAAAGACTACAAGGTGCACCTTTAGGTGATATTACATCGAAATTTATGAGAGATGTAGATCCGTTAAAAAGAAACAAAAAATGAAGTCAAAAGGCTTAGGTGACGACATAGCTAAGTTTACTAAAGCTACTGGTATAAAAACTATAGTAGATAAAGTATCTGAAGGTCTAAACATAAACTGTGTTTGCAACACCCGACAAGAGTGGTTTAACGAAAAATTCCCATATAGACACTAATGGCATTTAAACTAACACCTCCGTTTCCAATAGACAACACTCCAATATATCAAGTTGATATGGAAGATGGCGTGTTAGGTAAAGCTAACAACAATGGTACTATTATTATAAACGATAAAGTAGGGCCAGATAAAATAGATGAAGTTATTGCTCACGAAAAAGTACACATTGCACAAATGAGACGTGGTGATCTTGACTACGATGATGAAAACGTTTATTGGAAAGATAAAGTAATACCACGATCGAGTATAAAAGAAGGAGCAAAAAATTTGCCGTGGGAAGCTGAAGCATATAGAAACGCATAATGAAACCATCTAAGAAAGGATATTTAAGAAACAGCCCTGATGTTAATAAGCCAGTAAATAAAATACTAGGCAACAAGATAACTATGAAAGGAGTTGACTTTAAAGTCTTAGGTACTGACGATAGAGGTTACACAAAGATTATGTACCCAGGTTATGACTATACATTTCCTGGCGCTAAACACGTTATAGAGAAACGTTTAAAATAAAAATATGGGATTTAAATTACCGGGAATAAAAAAAGCAGGTTCTAGTTTAGAAAATTTAGATTTAAATATAAAAACAAGATTACCTAGAAATGATGTATATAGAGGAACGGTAATAAGTCGTAAAGCTGCTATGACAGCTCAGGCTAGACAAGAAGAAAACGATCCAACGTTAGATCCATTTGGAGCGACGTTTCAGCCGTTAGATACTAGAAAATATGCAACTAGCGCAAGATTTCCATATATTAAAAGTAGATTTCTTATTGGCGATGACCCAACAAAGTATACTTTTGAAGGAAGTAGCGGTAAATTTGTGCGTAAAGGAGACGGAGGCTCGAGACAATTGCCTACTCAAGAAGAATATGAGCGTTATAGATTAGGATTAAAATATCAAGGCGCGACAGCAGACGGTTATGGCGCTATGGAAAAGCAAGCTAGAGATTCTGCTAAAATATCTAAAGCTGTTAGTGATGCATACGCTGCATACGTAAGAGGTGACATAAGTCAAGCTGAATACAAAAAAGCTATAGAAGATCAAGTTCCAGCATATAAAGAAACTCAAACACAACCTGGTGCTTGGGAAGAAGCTCAGTCTATGACTTTAAAACAATTGCAAGATTACTACACATTAGCTAAAGACGCAAAGGCTGCTCAAGATCTAGTGCAATATGTTGAGAATGTTCAAGGAGCTCAAGATCTGTTAGGGTACATTGGTGAAGCTGAGGGTAGATTAATGGCAGACGAAAGGTCTGGTGAATTAATACCAATGACTTCTACTGAAGATTATCTTGAAAGCTTAAGACCAACAGCGATAGACGAAAGAAGTGGTAATTTTCTTGTTGACGGCTCTGGATTAATGATGAGAGCTACTGAGAAAGAAAAAAAAAAAAAAAATAAAAAAAAAAAAAAATAGGTGATAATATTAGTATAACAATTTAATCTAATATTATGAAAAAACTATTTTTAGCACTATTATTTAATTTAATTACATTAACAGCTTTTAGCCAAGACAATTTTGCGGGTTGGTGGGAAAGCAAAACATCTAAATACATTACAATGATTTATGTAGGAGACTATGGTGTATCACAGGTTGTTAACTACAATCCTTGGAATGAAGATGTTATAGAAGAAAGAATAATCAAAAGAAATAAAGACACATTCGTAACACACTTGTTTAACAAGCGTAATGGTTATTCAGTAAAAGTAAAGTACAAACTAAAAGATAAAAATAACTTAATATGTAAGTTTACTGGTGATTTAAAAAGAACAGTACATCTTACTAGGTATAAGTTTGATTTAAATAATAAACTAAAAACATAAAACAATGCCGTATTCACCAATGCACAAACATTGCATTCAAATGAAAGATCATAAGGGTAAAACTACCGGACTTATGATGGAAGGTTCTGCAATGCACATGTCAATGCTCCACCAGGAGACAGAGAAACAAGAGAAAAAAGATTTAATGGAAGATATGCCAGTTGATGATAAAGCATCAGCTATCGAAATGTCACCGTATAAAATGCATAATAAAGAGCATTTGCAGAAAGTAGGTAAAGATATGCCACTTAGAATGGACCACGGTTCACCAGCGGAATTTACTGGCATGAGTGGAGGTTCAGCTTTACATCAAGAAGGTGATCCTGATCTTAGCGATATTGCTAATAGTCTTTTTGGTACGAAAAAACTTTCAAAAGCTCAAGCTGAAAAAATAAAAAAACAGGTAGAAGCAAATCCTATGGCTAAAGACACTTTAAAGACTGAAAAGCCAAAAAAAGTAGAAACTAAAAAATGAAAAAACTTTTAAGTCTTTTAACTGGTGGTTTAATTAAAGACGTAGGTAATGTAATAGATAAACTTACAACTACAGACGAGGAAAGATTAGCTGCTAAACAAAAGATTCAAGAGTTATTAGAGAAAGCAGATCAAGACGCGCAAACTCAAATAAGCGAGCGCTGGAAACTTGATATGCAATCAGATTCATTTTTATCAAAGAATATCCGCCCGCTAGTGTTAATATATCTTACTGTTATATTTACGGCATTAGCATTTTTCGATGGTAACATTGGCGGGTTCAAAGTGGCTGAAGAATATATCCCAATATTTCAGTCATTATTAATAACAGTATACGGCGCTTATTTTGTAGGTCGTACTTGGGAAAAGTCAAAAAAAGTAAACAAGAATAAAATTAAATTAAATGTCAAAATCAATTACAGCTGAAGAGCTTAAACAAATTAAAGATCAACAAACAGAGTTAGGTCAAGTAGTAAATCAAATAGGTCAATTAGAAGCAAACAAACATGCATTGCTTCATAAAATTGCTGGTATTAATGAAGGTATTGAAGATACTAAAAAGCAATTAGAGGAAAAATACGGATCTATTAATATTGATTTAGAGACCGGCACTTACACTGAAATCGAAAAAGAAGATGACGGTGAGTTAAGTGTTGTTAAATCAGAAGACTAATGAGTACTGTTATAAGAAAAATCAGTATTGGTTCTGATTATAAGAATGATGCTATGCACTACGCGTTAGGTCAGCAAGTCTACGGTGGTCATGAGATATCACATATTCTGTTTGAAGACGAAGACGCTTCTTATAACATATTCATAAAGAAAAACAATGAGGTATTGCCATGGAAGAAATTTAATTCTAACATGGCTATATCCGTTGAATATGATTTAGAATATTAATGAAAAGCGTTTTTGATTTTATAGTTATACCAGATGGAAAAAGGTATAACAATGAAGTTGATATAAACGGTGATAAACTTATAGTTAACTCTAGTATAGAAAACTTTAAGTTAATAAACAGAACAGCAACGGTACTTACAGTGCCAACTGCTTTTGAAACGCCAATACAAGAAGGTGATAAAGTAATTATACACCACAATGTATTTAGAAGATATTATAACCATCAAGGTAAAGAAGTTGATAGTAGCAAGACATTTGATGACAATAGATACTTTTGTCAATACGATCAAATATATCTTTACAAGCGTATGGTAAAATGGTTACCAGTTCGTGATCATTGTTTTATTATACCAATAAAAAATAATGATGCTTGGTCTCAAGAGCCAGAGCAAAAGAATAAAGGTATAGTAAAAATAGGTAATAAAACCTTAGAGTCACTTGGTATATACGAAGGTGATTTAGTTGGTTTTAAATCAAATAGAGAGTTTGAGTTTATTATAGATAAACAAAGACTATATTGTATGCAATCAAATGATATTTTAGTTAAGTATGAGTTCAAAGGAGACGAGGAAGAATATAATCCAAGCTGGGCGAAAAGCAGTTGAGGAACTTATTAAAGTTGCTGAAGAAAAAATTATCACTAACACTGAAGATGATGTTTCTGCAGACAGACTTAAAAATGCAGCTGCAACTAAAAAGCTTGCTATATTCGACGCGTTTGAAATATTAGCTAGAATAGAAGAAGAAAAAACAATGCTTGAAAATAAACCTCAAAACACTAAAGAAAAAAGTTTTAAAGGTTTTGCTGAGGGCAGATCAAGATAATGTACGAACAGTCTTTAGTAAAAGTAATACAAGACCACATTAAACCTAAAGTTTTAAAAAGAAACAATAGGTACAAAAAATGGGAGTATGGCTATGATGTTGAAAACGATGTTGTAGTTATAAGTAAAGACGGTACAATAGGTGATGTGATTGAAATACAAAACCTTAAAATAGCTTTACCAGCTATACCCGATAATGTTTATGCCTCGTCTGATAAAATAAAAGATCAACGCTGGGCTAAATCAGAATACCCTAAACCATTAGCTAAAATTAAAAGTGTATTTGACTGGGAAAGATACCCGGTTAATTTTAAAGAAGAATGGTACGATTATATCGACGAAGAGTTTAAAAGACGTGAAGAAGGATATTGGTTCTATAATAGAGGCGTGGCTACTTACATTACTGGTTCTCACTATATGTTCTTGCAGTGGAGCAAAATTGACGTTGGTGCCGCAGATTACAGAGAGTCAAATAGGCTTTTCTTTATATTCTGGGAAGCGTGTAAAGCCGACCAGCGATGTTATGGTATGTGCTACCTCAAAAACAGACGCTCTGGTTTTTCATTCATGGCGTCATCAGAACTTGTGCATCAAGCAACAATATCTTCCGACTCACGCTTTGGGATATTATCAAAATCAGGGGCTGACGCTAAAAAAATGTTTACCGACAAAGTTGTACCCATATCAGTCAACTATCCGTTCTTTTTCAAACCCATACAAGACGGTATGGACAGACCAAAGACGGAGCTCGCCTACAGGGTACCAGCGTCAAAACTCACAAGGCGTAAACTCGACCAAGGCGAAACGCCAGAGGAACTCGACGGTCTCGACACGACGATCGACTGGAAGAACACGGGTGACAACTCGTATGACGGTGAGAAACTCAAACTTCTCGCCCACGATGAATCAGGTAAGTGGGAGCGTCCGGATAACATTTTAAATAACTGGCGAGTTACAAAAACAACATTAAGATTAGGTAGCAAAGTTGTTGGTAAGTGTATGATGGGCTCAACAAGCAACGCTCTTGATAAAGGTGGCGATAACTTTAAAAAATTATATTATGCATCAGACGTCACACAAAGAAACCGCAATGGACAGACTAGCTCGGGATTATATAGTTTGTTCATACCTATGGAATGGAACTACGAAGGATTCATCGATTCTTATGGCATACCTGTATTCGACTCACCGAAAGACGCAGTTAAAGACGCGCAGGATGATTTAATTACAACTGGTGTTATAGAACATTGGGAAAATGAAGTTGATGGTCTTAGAAATGATCAGGATAGTTTAAATGAATATTATCGTCAGTTTCCTCGTACAGAGAAACATGCGTTTAGAGACGAAGCAAAATTATCTTTATTTAATCTAACTAAAATTTACGAGCAAATAGATCACAATGAAGATATGAAAAACAAAACATCAGTAACACAGGGTAATTTCCAGTGGACTGGTGGTATTAAAGATACAACTGTAAATTTTGTACCTGATAACAACGGTAGATTTTTAGTTTCATGGATTCCACCTATAAATCTACAAAATCGTGTAATAATAAAAAATGGAGTGAAGTTTCCAGGTAATGATCACGTAGGTGCTTTTGGTTGTGATAGTTACGATATATCTGGTACTGTAGATAAGCGCGGATCAAAAGGATCTTTACACGGTTTAACTAAATTCAGCATGGAGCAAGCTCCTTATAATATGTTCTTTTTAGAATATATATCAAGACCTCCAACAGCTGAAATATTCTTTGAAGATGTTTTAATGGCATTGCATTTTTATGGCATGCCTATACTTGCAGAGAATAACAAACCTAGACTTTTATATTATTTAAAACGTAGAGGTTATAGAAAATTTTCAATGAACAGACCAGATAAGATATATAACAAGTTGTCTGTTGCAGAAAGAGAAATAGGTGGTATACCTAATTCAAGTGAAGATATTAAGCAAGCACACGCCGCTGCTATAGAATCATATATAGAAGATCACGTGGGTTTGAGTGAAAATGGGTATGGTGATATGTATTTTCAAAGAACATTAGAAGACTGGGCTAAGTTTAACATAAACAACAGAACAAAATTTGATGCAACAATTAGTTCTGGTTTAGCTATAATGGCTTGTAATAAAAATAAATACACACCAGTAAACATACAACAACGAGATCCAGTTAACATATCGTTTAAAAAATATGATAACACAGGTTACATTTCAAAAATAATACAATAAATGGTTTATACTAATGTGAATAGTTCCTTTCCAAGTCAGGTGGTACCAGATGCAGAAAAGAATACTTTGGATTACGGATTCCAAGTAGGTAGAGCTATTGTAAACGAATGGTTTAGAGGTGATCGTGGCTTAGGCGCTGGTGGTCGTTTTGGAAACAACTGGCAAGATTTTCATAGATTAAGATTATACGCTAGAGGCGAGCAGTCTGTAGCTAAATATAAAGATGAACTATCAATCAACGGTGATTTGTCTTATTTAAATTTAGACTGGAAACCAGTAGCTGTATTATCTAAGTTTGTAGATATCGTAGTTAACGGTATGACTGATAAAGGTTATGAAATAAAATCTTTTGCTAGCGATCCTTTTGCAATAAAACAAAGAACTCAATATGTTTTTGACGCTATAAAAGATATGCAAAGCCGTCAACAAATTGAATCTTTAAACCAAGCAACTGGTCAAAACTTTTATTCTAGTATAAATCCAGATGCTTTGCCTCAAAACGAAGAAGAGCTAGAGTTGTATATGCAGCTTAGTTATAAACAGTCTATTGAAATAGCTGAAGAAGAATTAATTGAAAATGTATTTAACTATAACAAATACGACGAGATAAAGAAAAGATTAGCTTACGATTTAGTTGTATTAGGTATAAGCTGTGTTAAAACAGATTTTAATTTAGCAAATGGTATCACTGTTGATTACGTAGATCCTGCTAATTTAGTGTATTCATACACAGAAGATCCTAATTTTGAAGATGTTTATTACGTAGGCGAAGTAAAAAGTGTAAGTTTAGAAGAGGTTAAAAAGCAATTTCCATACTTAACTGATGCTGAGTTAGAAGAAATACAAAAATATCCAGGCGATTCTAATTACACTAGAAACTATTGGGGTCAAGATGATAACTATAACAACGTACAAGTTTTATATTTTGAATACAAAACATATAACAACCAAGTATTTAAAATCAAACAAACAGATCAAGGTTTAGAAAAAGCATTAGAAAAACCAGGTGATTTTAACCCACCTGAAAATAAAAACTTTGAAAGAGTACATAGAGCTATAGAGGTTTTGTATAGCGGAGCTAAAATACTTGGGCAAGAAAAAATGCTTAAATGGCAACTTGCTGAAAACATGACAAGACCTTACAGCGACCAAACAAAAGTTCAAATGAACTACGCTATATCTGCTCCCCGTATATATAAAGGTAGAATAGAAAGCGTTGTAAGTAAGTGTATTGGCTTTGCTGACATGATACAACTTACTCATTTAAAAATACAACAAGTGCTTGCTCGCATGGTACCAGATGGAGTATTTGTAGACGTCGATGGTTTAGCAGAAGTTGACTTAGGTAATGGCACTAATTACAACCCGCAAGAAGCTTTAAACATGTACTTCCAAACTGGTAGTATTGTTGGTAGATCTAAAACTATAGAGGGTGATTTAAATCCAGGAAAAGTACCTATTCAAGAATTACAAACTTCAAATGGTCAAGCTAAAATAGGCGCACTAGTGCAAACGTATCAATATTATTTACAAATGATACGCGATGTGACGGGGCTAAATGAAGCTAGAGATGGTAGTCAGCCAGATAAAAACGCTTTAGTAGGATTACAGAAACTAGCTGCAGCTGCATCAAACACAGCAACAAAGCATATACTACAGTCTCTTATGTACTTAACTATTAGAGCCGCAGAAAATATAAGTTTACGAGCCGCGGATATGTTAGAGTTTCCGCTTACTAAAAATGCTTTGATAAGTTGTATAAATCAATATAACGTTGGTTCTTTGCAAGAAATAGAAAAACTTAATATGCATGAGTTTGGTATATTTTTAGAGTTAGAGCCAGATGAAGAAGAGCAACAAAGATTAGAGCAAAACATACAAGTTGCGTTACAAGGTGGGCAAATAGGTTTAGAAGATGCTATTGATATTAGACAAATTAAAAATATTAAATTAGCTAATCAATATCTAAAACAAAAACAAAGAGAGCGAGCAGAGCAAGCTGCTCTTGCCCAACAACAAAATATACAAGCTCAAGCTCAAGCTAATGCCCAAGCTTCTGAACAAGCTGCTTTAGCTGAAGTACAAAAACAACAAGCGTTAACAGAAAGTAAACTGCAGTCAGAACAAGGTAAATCTCAGTTTGAAATACAAAAGCTAGAACGTGAAGCTCAAATAAAACAAATGTTAATGGAGCAAGAGTTTGGTTACAATTTACAACTAGCGCAAGCTAAAGTTAACGCTGAAGCTACTCGCGAAAAAGAAATAGAAGATCGTAAAGATAAACGTGCTAGAATTATAGGTACACAACAATCACAAATGATTTCACAGCGTCAAAATGATGAATTACCAAAAGACTTTGAGTCAGCAGGTAATGACGCACTTGGAGGATTTGGACTAGAACAGTTTGAACCTCGTTAAAAAACTTTTAATTATTTAATTATATTATATTATGTCAGAAGAAGTAAAACAAGAAGGTGAGTTTAAAGTTAAAAAACCATCTAAGCCTAAAAACTTAGGTAAAACAAATGAGGTAACTAAAGTTGAAATACCTAATACAGCTGCAGAAGCTCAAGGTGAAGTAGTACCTGAAGTAACTAAAGTTGAAATAAAAGAAGAAGATGCCGTTCAAACACAAGAGACAAATGATAGCGATGTTATTGTCGAAAGATCCGAAGACAGTAGCGACAGCCAAGAAGTGGTTGAAGAAGTACGGGAAACCGAAGAGAAGGTAGAAACACCTTTAACATTAGTTGAGGAAACTGAAGTTAACGAACCAGTTGAAGTTTCTAAAGAACCCGTACATCAGGCAGAACCAACAAAACAGTTACCTGAAAATATTGAAAAGCTAGTTTCTTTTATGGAAGAGACTGGTGGTACAGTCGCTGATTATGTGCGACTTAATGCAGATTACACGAATGTAGATAACACTACATTAGTAAGAGAATATTATAAACAAACACGACCGCATCTTGATTATGATGATGTAAGTCTTTTATTAGAAGACTTTACTTATGATGAAGAGTTAGACGACGAAAAAGAAATACGCAAAAAGAAAATTGCGTTTAAAGAAGAAGTTGGAAAAGCTAAAAGCTTTTTGGAAGACTTAAAAGGTAAATACTACGACGAGATCAAGTTGAGACCGGGCGTAACCCAAGAGCAACAAAAAGCTGTGGACTTTTTCAATCGATACAATGAAGAACAACAAGTTGTAAAACAAAGACAGGAGCATTTTAGTAATACTACTAATCAACTTTTTTCTAATGATTTCAAAGGTTTTGATTTCTCAGTTGGAGATAAAAAGTTTAGATATGGTGTTAAAAATCCTGAGTCTGTGGCTAAAGCACAAACGGATATTGCTGACTTCGTTAAGACGTTCTTAAACGATAAAGGAGAAATATCTGATGCTAAAGGTTACCACAAAGCTTTGTATGCAGCTCGTAATGCTGATACTTTAGCTCAACATTTTTATGAGCAAGGAAAAGCTGACGCTGTTAAAGAAGTCATGGCTAAGTCAAAAAACATTTCGACTGAACCTAGACAAACAGCGCAAGGTGAAGTATTTGTAAATGGACTAAAAGTTAAAGCTATTAGCGGTGTTGACTCTTCAAAACTTAAAGTTAAAAAAGTAACATTAAAAAACTAAATTAATTAATTATGGCTATTGATCCATTATTTGGGAGTATTGTCCCAAGTCAAAAACAACAATTGCTAGACACAAACTTCCTTTCATTTAACGGAGGTGCTAATCCTGGCGATTCTGATACATTTGCGCAGCAGTATCTACCTGAGATCTATGAGCAAGAAGTAGAGCGATACGGAAACCGTACGCTTTCTGGATTCTTGCGTATGGTAGGTGCTGAAATGCCTATGACTTCTGACCAAGTTATTTGGTCTGAGCAAAACCGTTTGCATGTTGCTTACGAAGGGTGTACTAACAACGGTGCTACTAGTACTATTGGTATTCCTGTAGGTGCAGACGTTAAAAACGTAATTTCTGTAAATCAAACAGTTGTACTATTAGACGGTGCTGGTGAAGAACTTACTGGTGTTGTAACATCATCTAATCTAACTACAGGTGATGTAGTTGTAGCCCCTTACAGTGCTGCAGACACTAGCTCGCTTGCTGCTACTAATATAAAAATGTTTGTATACGGCTCTGAGTACGCTAAAGGTTCATCTACACCTAACAACACTGCAACTGGTTTAGCTGACGGTTATGTAAGTATTGATCCTTCATTTACTCAGTTTTCTAACTCACCAATCATTATCCGAAACAAATATGTAGTTTCTGGTTCTGATACAGCTCAAATTGGTTGGGTAGAAGTAGCTACAGAAGACGGAACATCTGGATATCTATGGTATCTAAAAGCTGAGTCTGAAACAAGACTACGTTTTGAAGATTACTTAGAAATGTCAGTTATTGAAGGTGAAAAAGCTGGTGCTGGTTCTGCTGCTGAAACAGCTGGATTTAAAGGTACAGAAGGTTTATTCGCTGCTATTCAAGATCGTGGTAATGTAGAAGCTGGTTTTAATGCAGCTGCAAGCGCGTTAGGAGAGTTTGATGCTATTCTACGTAACCTAGATACACAGGGTGCTATTGAAGAAAATATGCTTTTCTTAAATCGTGAAACTTCACTAGGCTTTGATGATATGCTAGCTGCAGTAAATGCTGCTTACTCTGGTGGTACTTCTTATGGTATCTTCGAAAATTCAGAAGATATGGCATTGAATTTAGGATTCAGCGGTTTCCGCAGAGGTTCTTATGACTTCTACAAAACTGACTGGAAATATCTAAACGATGCTTCTACAAGAGGTGGTATCGAGGACGGACTACTTCCTCCAGGATATGGCGTTAGCGCTATCGATGGAGTATTAATCCCAGCTGGTACATCAACTGTATACGATCAAATTCTTGGTACTAACATCCGTCGTCCATTCTTGCACGTACGATATAGAGCGTCACAAACTGACGATCGTCGTATGAAGTCTTGGTTGACTGGATCTGTTGGTGGTGCTTTCACAAGTGATCTTGATGCAATGGAAGTAAACTTCCTATCTGAAAGATGTCTTTGTGTACAAGGTGCTAACAACTTTGTATTGTTTACTAAGTAAGATTATTTTTAAGGCAACGGGCGCTTCGGCGCCCAAAGCCTTTATTTAACAATTATATTATATTATATCATGGCAAAAACAAAAGAAAAACCAACAGTAGAACAAGGTTGGGAAATAAAAGATAGAACATATCTTGTAACCGGTAAGTATAAACCGCTAACATTGAGAATACCATCTAGGCATAGCGCTAAAATTCCGCTACTATGGTATGACAATGAAACAAATACACAAAGAGAATTACGCTACGCTACAAATCAAAACTCACCATTTGTAGATGAACAAAAAGGTGAGGCTACATTAGGCACTATACTTTTCAAAGATGGTGCTTTAGTTGTGCCAAAAGAAAAACAAGCGTTACAAAAAATATTATCTTTGTATCACCCTTATAAAGACAAACGTTATAGAGAGTTTGATTCAGCTGTTCAAGCAGTTGACGAGCTTGACATAATGGAATTACAAATCGATGCACTAAATGCTGCTCGTAGCATGGATATAGAACACTTAGAAGCTATTATGCGAGTTGAAGTTGGAAGTAAAGTAAATGAAATGTCATCTAAAGAATTAAAAAGAGATGCACTTATTTTTGCTAGACAAAATCCAGCTTTGTTTATTGACCTCGCTAAAGATGAAAATGTTCAACTTAGAAACTTTGCAATATTAGCTACTGAAGCTAAAATTATAAATTTATCTCAAGATCAAAGATCGTTTTCATGGGCATCTAATGGTAAAAAACTTATGAACGTACCGTTTGATGAAAATCCATACTCTGCTATGGCAGCTTTCTTTAAGACTGACGAAGGTGTAGAAGTCTTCAAGTCTATCGAGAAAAAGCTAAAATAACATGTAACAATAGTATAGGGCTCGTTCACTCGGGCCCTTATACTTAAAAAAAATATAAATGGCGATCAACGTAAACAACGTATACCAAACTGTATTACTTATACTAAATAAAGAACAACGGGGTTATATGACGCCTGATGAGTTTAATAAAACAGCCACACAAGTTCAGTTAGATATATTCCAACAATACTTTGACGATTTAAATCAACAACTTCGTGTTCCACAAGCTGATTATGATTACACTGACAGGCAGATGGCTATAGACGAGAAAATATCTACATTTAAATGTATTGGTAGTTGTGGTTACTCTAGTGGTACTTTTAGTTTACCAACAACAGATGAATTAACAGGAATTGATATTACTTACGACGATGATGATGATACAAAATTTTCGTTTTATAAATTAGGTGTTGTTACTTACGAAGAGCCGTCTAAACCAATAATCGAACTTCAAAGACTTCAGAGGTTTGATTTTTATAATATACAACAATCTCCTTTAACAAAACCAACTAAATCTTTTCCAACTTATCTTTATGAAAGCGGTAATATTTACGTTTCACCAACAACTATACAGTCTAATGTAAAAGCTTCTTTTGTAAGAAAACCTTTAAATGTTGTTTGGGGTTATGGCATTGGCAGTTTAAATCAATATATTTACGCAGCTGGTTCCTCACAAGACTTTGAATTATTACCAGAAGAGCAAGTTAATGTTATACTTAGAATATTACAATATTCTGGTATAATTATACGTGATCCACAGATTATACAAGCTGCGTCATCTGAAGTAGCACAAAACGAAGCAAACAAAAAAAGTTAATAGATGTCATTAATAACAGAAAATAATAGGCAATATTACGAAGGCGCGCAAGGCTTTAGAGGAAATGGTGTTGATACAAATTTTACAACTACATTTAACACTGATTTAGTATTTGGGGCTGCTAGTAATACTAATGTTGACTATCCTTTAAACAACTTTAAAATATACACAAGCACTACCGCTGCGCCTGGTTCTTGGAGTGAAGTTATTGCTGACTACACTGTTAACTATAACACAATTATTTTTAATACGCCTCCAGCAAACAACTTATACATTGTAGTGCAATTAAAAAAACTTGACGGCGGTAATTACGGTGTTACTCCAAACGATAAAGCTTATGGTAGTGAAGTAGAAGAAAACTGGGGATCATACGCATATACAAAGCTAAATGACGTTATAAACAATTTTTTAATTGCTTACGTAGGAGCTGATAAACTTATACCTAGTGTTAAGCGAACTGACGTTGTATTTCATGCTAAACGCGCTATGCAAGAGTTTAGTTATGATACTTTAAAAAGCATAAATAAGTTAGAAGTTAGTATACCTCATAATCTTAGTATACCTATACCGCAAGATTACGTTAACTACGTTAATTTATACTGGATAGATAATTCAGGTGTAAAAAGAGTTATTATGCCTGGTGATATGCTAACTACAAATCCAACTGATTTATTTTTACAAGACACAAAAGGTGTACTAGTGCAAGATCAGTTTAACGACAATATTGACACTACGTCTGTAACTGAAGATCGTTGGAAAAACAACATATTAAAAGAAAGAAATAATCCTGACTTTATAGATGATACAATATTAGGTTGGGAATACTATTACGGTTGGCCTGAGTTTGGCTATGGACAACTTTACGGATTAGATCCACAGTTTGCAAACTCTAGTGGTTATTATACTATTAACGAAAGAGAAAATAAATTTTCATTTTCAGCAAACTTAGTAGATAAAATTGTAGTTATAGAATACGTTTCTGATGGACTTTCTACTGATTTAGATACCAGAATACCTAAGTTAGCTGAAGAAGCTCTCTACGCTTATTTAAAACATGCTATATTAGCTAGTAGAATTAATCAACCAGAGTATATAATACAAAGACTCAAAAGAGAAGCTAGTGCTCAGTTAAGAAATGCGAAAATACGTTTGTCTAATCTCAAACTTAACGAACTTGTTCAAGTTATGAGAGGTAAATCTAAATGGATTAAACACTAAAATTAAATGGCTGAAGTTAAAAACGCGTTCATCAAATCAAAGATGAACAAAGACCTTGATTCAAGATTAATTCCTCAAGGCGAATATCGCGATGCTGTAAATATACAGGTTAGTAAGTCAGAAGGTGATGATGTTGGTGCTTTAGAAAATGTACTAGGAAATCATAGCATTGCTGACTTTGAAGCTGATTCAGGTGTTTCTAATTTAACTTGTATTGGTTATATTGTAGATGAATTTAGTAATACTGTTTATTTGTTTTTTACAAATTATACAGATCCATACTTAACTCCAACGCCAACTTATAGTCAAACAGCAGAAAACTTTATATACTCATATAATATAAATAGTAATACTATAACTAAATTAGTTCAAGGTGCTTTTCTTAATTTTTCAACTAATAGCCCTATAATAGGTGTAAATGTTTTAGAACAATTTTTATTTTTTACAGATAATAGAAATCAACCTAGAAAAATAAATATAAATTTAGCCGCGGGTAATGGCGTTAGTTTTTATGACAATGAAGATAAAATTTCTGTAGCTAAATATTATCCTTATCAATCTATAGAAGTTCGTAAACCCGGAGTTGGCCCCGGTGCCTCGGCAGATGTTAATGGAGATGTATTAAATTCTAAAACCGTAATTGTAGATAATATTAGTGGATCTATAATACCAGGACTCGCGATACAGCAAACAGATGGCCTAAGTGGTAGTGAATCAATATTTGCTTACGTTGTTGCTGTAAACGGTAATACATTAACTTTAAATAGAAAAATAACTTTAGCAGATAATGACATGTTAGAGTTTCTTCCATTTGAAACATCTATGTATGATGCTGCAAATGAGTTTATACCTATAAATGATGGTATACCTGGTCCAGGGCAATTTCCAGGAACTCCTACTCCTCCTAATATAGATAACCCTTATTTCACAAGAGATTTTCCAGGTGATCCTCAATATTTAGAAGATAAATTTGTAAGATTTTCTTATAGCTTTAAATTTATAGATGGAGAATATTCTGTTATAGCTCCTTTTTCTCAAGAATGTTTTATACCAAAACAAGATGGTTATTTCCTAGAAGGTGACGAAGAACAAACTGTTGCTAGCACTGTAGTTGAATTTATGGAAAATAAA